TCTCGCGGTACATCTCGACGATCTGCGATTTGGTGTATTTCTTATCGCCAATTTCCACACGCCCGCTGGCGTTCTTGGGCAGGTATCCTTCCTCCAGCATGTACTCAACCAGAGATTCGATGACGTCCAGCCCGCGAGTCGGGTCGAAGTAGAATTTCCATGAGCATTTGCCAAACGGAGGTGCGACTTTGTTTTTAATGCACTCGGCGCCAACGTCCTGTCCGATCTTCTCTTTGCCATCCTTCATAACGGATGCGCCCAGACGGATGCGCACCGACGCGTAGAATTTCGGAGAGTCGCCACCCGGAGAAGTCGTCGGGTCGCCAAACATCACGCCAATTTTGGTACGCACCTGGTTCAAGAAGATGATGCACGCGTTGTACTTACGCGCCCAAAGCGCCAGAGTAGGGAAGTTCGCACTCGTCGCGCGCGCCAGCGCCGTGTTGTCGTTCATGTTCAGCTGATCTTTGTCCTTCGCAGTGCCTTCTGCCATCTTGTCGAACTTCTCAGCCTTCGAGTTCGGAACCATCGACGCCAGAGAGTCGGCTACGATGCAGATAGGAGCTGTTTCCGGGATAAGCTCTTCGTCGCGCACCAGCTTGAGGATTGTGCCGATCAGCTCTACGGAGTCTTCGAAGGTATCCGGCTGTTTGTAGACCCACTGACCATCGTCTTCGTCGGCGTTCAGACCGTTCGCTACCGCCAGACCAACGTCGAAACTGTTTTCGTGGTCAAGGAATACGGCCAGACCATCCTGTTTCTGTGCTGACACCATTGCAGCCGTCGCGAGGAATGTGTTGTGGCTGATAATCCCGTTAGACCAGAAAGAGTGTGTTTCCGGCATCGCTACGTCGAACGTTGGTGCTTCACCTTCCTCAATAGCCACGACTTCGTCGTAGAACAAGTTAGAGTCAATTACCGCTGCCAGTTGTGCAAACAGATGCTCGTTAAAACGATTCTTTCTGCCAATAAAGGAGACATAGATTTCTCGCAGTTTGTCTATTCCGACACGATCGCCGCGGCCAATAACGTGATCTACCAGAACGTAGTCTTTACGAGAGGTCTTGGTGAGTGACTCGTAGAGTGATTTCACTAAGCCGCTGATGTGCGGAACGTAGCCTAAATAAGTGCGGTCCAAACTAACGTCCCGTTTGGTTGCCACTGCTAAACGAGCCGGAGACCCAATCGTTGACAGGAAAAGGTCGTAGTTAGAGCCACTGAATGACAGCCGGTAATATATGTTTTTATAACCTGCGACGTGTTTTTCAGAGATAGTTGACGTAATCCCCAGATTCAGGAGCATGAGGCGAATTTGCTGTAGCAGCAGCCCACTCGCGCTCACAACCTCAATGCAGCGACCATCATTGACGTGGCATTCCAGCTCAAAGTAGCCGCGAAGGAATGCAATTTGAGCCTCGCTATTGGCGCGACGCACACTCAACGGAACCTGCTTGCCAGCAGCTTTCTCATACTCCAGACCATATTCTTTAAAAAGCAGCGAACGCACCTCTTTGCTAAACAGCACATGGTCTTCCGAGCCGTTATGTTTTCTCGTAACTGGCATCTTGTCTGATACCAGCGAAATGAGGCGGTAGTACTCATCCTTGATGAATGGATCTGTGTTAGAAAAATGCACAGAATTTTCAGAGGCCACGTATCCGTCAGCAATTAAATAGCCCATCAGTTTTGCGATATTGGCATCCAAGTGCTGATCGCCGAATTGATGTGTGCCAACCATTGAAGGAATCGTGTCGCCTACACTGATTTTTTCAGCATACCGCCAGACGATATTGCCTAAGTCGTCAACCACACGAATTGGGTGACGGAACGTAGCCTCGATGTAACCTCCTGATGCCAGCTTAATGCGCTTGAATTTGCGACGGTTGTTCCATGTCAGGTGTGAGGTCTTCTCTATCACGCCATTTTCATTGATGAGTCCAACGTTATGCTCTACATCGCGAGTAGTGCATGTTGCTTTGTGCCCCTCAATCTCAAACAGTTCTTTCACTGTTACCATTCCACGCTCCGTCAGCAGCATGGTGTCTGCGGTAACACATTTCCCCGCGCTTGGTGGCCCGAAGACTTCAACGATACGTCCACACGGAAAACCACCGTCGTAACGTCCGGAAATGGCTTTGTTTAGTGGAGGGAAACCGGAGTCAATCCAGTGGGAGACCTTCTGGATCTCGTCATTGCTGCCGATTTTCTTTTTCAGCGCCAGTGCCAGTGCGGATTTGCCTTTTGCCATGATTAGGCTCCTTTTGATTCGTTGATTCGCTTCGAAGCAGCGGCTTCGTCAAACTTGATTGCGTCGTGGTTCAGGTGTTTGGCGACGCGAGCGATGATCTTCACGACCTGCTCGCTGACCAGCGCGAACTCGCGCTCAGTTGCAGAAATGCCAGCAGCGCCCAGAATGTTCGGCAGCGCCACCACAGCGTGCTCGCCGTGGCAGAAGACAATCTCTTTAGCCAGCATGGTTGGCGTAGTTGCCCCGCCATTAATGATGGACTTCAGCATCAGCAGTACCTCTCAAATGGCAGAACAAACACTTCCAGATCTTCCAGAAACGACCGGAAATTCAGCTCGTAACACATCTGTTCGAAGGCATTCATGTCGCGTGCGCCTTTAATCGACTCGATTTCGCTGGGTGGGAATTTTGTGTCGATAAGGTTCATCAGCATCATGTTGCGCTTAAAGGCTTCGAGCATCCGGCAGCCCGTCTTCTCGTTGAAGGCGTTCTTTGCCAGCTTGTTGAATGCCGTCTTATAGCGACCCTTATTGATGACAATGGAGCCGTCGTTAATGCCGCGTACCATTGCGGCCACGCTTCCCCACTCATGAAGCAGCTCTTTCGCGCCACCATCACCAATGCCGCCGACGCCTTTGATGTTGTCCGAGTTATCGCCCTGCAACGCTTTCGCTTCCAGAAACGCGCGTGGTGTTGGCAGACCTGTCAGCTCTGCGAACTGTTCGAAGTTCACCTGCTTGTGCTTGGCATCTTCACGCAGGCTTACCCAGCTCACATTCTCGCGAACCAACTGGAGCCAGTCGCCATCGCCCGTCAGCAGGTAGATGTGATCGACGGTCGGCTGCGGAGCCAGGCGAGAGACCAGCATTCCAGCCAGGTCGTCCGCTTCTGCGTCCTTTGCAATGAGTTGGTTAACGCCCAGCGCGGTCATCATTTTCAAGATGTACGGCTTCTGGATGGCAAAGCCTTCTTTCATCTTCTTCATATCCGGGTCGTCATCGCGATTCGCTTTGTACTCCGGGTAGAAGTCGCGACGTTTGTCGCTGAATCCATCCCACAAGATCATTGGGCGGGCATGGAGAATTGAGGCGTAACGACGAACGTTCTTCACGAAGCCAAAAGCCGCCTGAACTTCCATCTCGCCGTTGTGTAATTTGTCGGATTGCTGGTGGTAATAGCCAAGGCTGTTACCGTCCACAAAGAGATAATTCACCGGTACACTCCTTCCAAAAAAGTAAGGCGTCCGTAGACGCCTTACTGGTCACGTTATGGGATTACAGAGCGTCCAGTTCAGCCAGCAGGTCGTCGAGACCTTCGTCAGCTGGTGCAGATGCAGTGGCAGCAGATGCTGAAGCACTTGCAGCTGCGGCGGCTTCCGGAGCTTTAACTTCTTCCGGTTTAGTTTCCGGCTTGAACTCAGCTTCAGCGGCACGCAGGATCTCTTCATCAACCAGGCTGGTGGACTCTGGAGCCGGAGTGTGTGCTGTAGCGACAGCAGCTGCACCTTCCGTATGACCAGTGATAGAGCCAAAGCCTGGCAGTTCAGCAGCAGCTGATTTTGCAGCGGAAGAAATGGCCGGAGAGGACATTGTTGCTGCCGGAGCCGCGATACCAATCAGACGACCCATAGTGCGAGCCGTAGACAGCAGACGGGTTTCGTCAGCCTGGTTCGCGTATGCGATCAGATCGTGTTGGGTAGTCCAGAGCTTCTCAGGAATGTCGCCTTTGTAGACTTTACGTTTAGGGGATACGTCATACTTGGTGTCACGACCGGAACCGGTACGCTTAATCAGGAACGCATAACCTTCTTCTTTGCTCAGTGGATTGCCGATATCATCCGCAATATCTTCGGACATCACTTTGCAGATATCGTCGAAGACCGTAGACGGCAGCTCAATCAGCTGGCATTTCTCTGCGTCCGCAAAGTCTTCACGCGCAGACAGAACACCGTTGACCAGATAACGCGGTGTAGCACGCATACTGTTAATGCGCTCTTCCATCGCTTTGTTGCCCTTAAAGCGAGCACGACCTTCCATAACCATCTCACACAGCTGGCAAGCGTGGCCGTGGGTGTGCTGTTCGCAGATGTAGGCGGTGGTTACATCTTTGCCTTCCTCATTCTGATGCTTAACGTAGTGCATACCGAAAGTCTGGAAGAACACGCCATTCGGGTCGTCCTTGTTCGGGAAAATGCGCAGATAGTTATTGCCGTCTTTCAGACGGGTCAAATCAACGTTATTGCCACGTTTAGAAGCAATATCGCCACGGGTCTTGTTAAGCAGATCAAGTAATGACTTAGACATGTATTTCTCCTTGTTGTGATTGTGGCCATTGGCGCTATGCGCGTTGGGCGTTCGTTTATTCGTGGCTCTTTCGAGCGAGAAGAATGATAGATCAGTACTTACTTACGTTCTAGCATAAATTAACGGGAAGAGTGGAAACGTTCGGCGCCCAAACGTTCAATCTCCACGATAGCCATTTTGGACGCCTGGACAATCATGTCGCGGCGGTGGGAAAAGGCGGCAACAGCGTGCTTGTACAGGTCAGCAACGTGCCGGGCATCGTCGAGTTTCTGGCGCTTTGCGAGGTATTGCGGGTTGGTTCTTACCTTAGCCTCCAGTACGGATTCATTGAACTTAATGCCGTTCATACTCAGGTTCTTACGCTCATTGTCGTAGATTTTCGCCTCAATCGCATCGAGGGAGAGTTTTGCATCTGCGACTTCGCGTTCTGCCCGCGCCAGCTTAGAGCCGTACTCCATCAAGAGGCGCGGTTGCTGACGCCAGACTTCCTCAAGATTGTCGCGGTCGAACTCCAGGTCGGACATAATTTTTTCGTAGATATCGATGTTCATGTTGATAGGTTCCAGCTTACTTTTGTGTATCTGATTATATCAAACAAACAGAGCTTTACTGCCATGATTGGCGGTAGACATTTTTGGGGCGAAAGGGGAAGATTGAGCTTTAACAAGGAATTTAAAATGAAAACCCCAAAGACAAGCAATAAGACACAAAAAGAGGCGATGATTTACCAAAAATCCAGCGCCTACGGACACGCTGGAGAGTATTTGTTTGCCTACTGGATATCACGATACTTTGGCTGGCCTTGTCGACTATTGAGTGTTGACATGGGGATTGATGCTCAGGTTGAAATGTTTGCAGATGACACCAAATCAACAGGGGCTTTTATTTCTGTTCAGGTTAAAACTACCTCAAGACAGATGGAAGAAAGTTTAAGTGTTAGAGTTGGTCTTGATAACCTTGGCTATTGGAGTTCTCAACATGAACCGGTAGTAATTGTGCTTGTAAGTCTTAATAAAACCAATGTTAACGATGAGCCTGAAATATACTGGCGACATTTAGATAGCGAAAGTCTTGAGAACTATTCTGAGAAGGCGCGAAAAAATAAGGATTCAAAAACTAATATCATCTTTGAATCGCACAAGCATCGTCTTCGTCCAAGGCACAAGCAGGACTGGTCGAAGCTATGGATGACCGAGCTTGACAAGGAAGTCGTTAAGATGGCAACCAGTTCAAAACATGACCTAATGGTAGTCATTCGCGAGATAGATGAGGAAATTGAAGCTACAGGTGATCCAGAAGAGGATTTTAATTTCCCTGTTTCCTGGGAAACATATCCTCACACCTTAAACAGACTGCTAAATGACTATGATGATTTTCTTAGACTAAAAACTGATAATAAATTACTTGTCATGCAATACCCTGTAGTGCAGCAATATATGGAACTCTGCGATCTTCATTTAGAACGGCTGCTAGGTTATTTCTCAAATTTGGCATATCACTTCAGAAGTGAAAGTTCTATGTTTAAAGAAGAAATGGAAAGCTGTTTCCCCGTCAATGTCCAAATTCAAGAGATCATACGGGATAACATATATAACTATTAATGAAAATGCCCGAAAGAATCGGGCCATTTCATTAAGCGATTTTCTTACCAAAGATGTTGGACAGAGTGACTCTGGTCTGGCGTTTCAGCCTGTACTGTCTCACATCGCCAATCTTGTTCACTTCCATAAACTCTTTGGCCACCTTCAGCACCAGCCGATTGCGGAACACTTTGAACGCCTCCAGCTGTTCCTCTGGGTTATCCGATTCGTAGATCTCCAGCAGATACTGGCACGCCTTCGGATCTTGCGTTTTGAGCGCCAGCGCTCTAGCACATTTACGCAGACGACTGACTTTATCGGCGCCATCCAGCCCGGCGAACGCCAGCGCCAGATCTAACGTGACCGGGCAGTCGATGATTTCCCAGAACTGCGACCGCATGGTGGCCGCAACTGCTTTATCCTGAAAATCCGCTGGGATAGCCGCCAGCGCTTGTGCAATCTTCTGTGCCTCGTTCATGGTGTTCTCTTTATTCATTTGCTAATAGTCTCCGCTACCTCTGCCAGAATTGCTTCCAGCTTTTCGCCTTCTTCTGGGCGAAAGTACAAAATGTTCGGGTTAAATCCGTAGAAAACGGTCACATCCAGCTCCGGCAGATACTCTTTGCGTCCAACCAGGTCGGATGGTTTGCTCTTGTTGTTGAAGAGTGACGTCGCACGGCTGCCACACGTCAGCACATAGGTCGGACGCACCAGATTGATCTCTTCACGCATAAAGTCGGTGAACTGACCGATCTCGTCTTTGGTGTAGTCCTTCTCTTTGTCCTTCACCTTTTTGCACACGCCGGTGACGTAGAGATCACCCATGCGCAGATCGCCTGCAGTAAGCAACTTCGCCTTAAAGTCGTCGTAGCCGTTCTCCATGAAGTAACCGGTACGCCCATCATTGCCGTTAGCGTTGTCCAGAATGACCATTATTTTCGGCTTAATGCCAATGCTTGGGCGGATCAGGTCGTCTCCCAGACCCATTTCGGCCGCCATGCGAGTCATCAGTACATTCACTTCAGCAGAGCGCTTAGGGTTCATCTCGAACGGTCGAGAGGCTTTTACAGCGTCGATCACCAGATTGCCCATCAACTCTGCCTGGTCGCGCAGTCGTTCCGGATCTGTCGCTGGCAGACTGCCAGGCTCAATCGATACGAACGCACCAACTTTTTGCAGTGACTCGCGTACCCGGCTGTTACACGCACGCTTCTCGACCGCTTCCTCAAATTGCTCAAGTGACTCGAATTTGCCGCCAACTTTCTCACGCGCTCTCATGATGGCCTGGCAACCATTCTCAGAGCAGCCTTTCACAGCAGAGAATGGCGCATACAGAACCTGGCTGCCGTCTTCCAGCGTGCGGATCTCAATTCGGTTAGATGACACGTTAACGTCTGGTGGCAATACGCGAATGCCATAGGTCAGCGCATCCTTAACCAGCCCCTGGTGCTTATCCTCGCCCAGAATGGTGAGAGCAGCAGCGAAGAACTCAGCAGGGTAATGTGTCTTTAACCACATAGACTGATAGCTGATCAGCGAGTAGGCAACGGAGTGTGATTTGTTGAAGGCATATCCACCGAACTTCTCAAAGGCGTCCCATATTTCTTGGGCTTTCTCAGGGCTAAGACCTTCCTGCTCGGAAATAACTTTGGCAATTTTCATGTGTTTTTCCCGTCATTAGCTTCAAACGCTAGCTTTTTTTAAGATATTTGCGATTTGAGTGTTAGAGATGCCGAATTTTTCTCGCAACTTTTCATAGGTTGCGCCAGCCTTGCGCAAGGCGACCACCTCAGCTCTTGCTTCAGCATCCAGTTTTTTGGATGCTCTTGAGACAACGATCGGCCCACCAACTCGTGCCCATTTCTTCCCGGTGACGATATGGTGAATGTAAAGCTCAGTTAAACCATTTTCGGCCGCGAGGTCTTTGTTCAGAGCGCCTTCTGACTTTTTAATGCGAATAGCAATGACGACTTCGTTGGTTAGCTTGGCGTTGTAGCGCCTCTCACCAAACTCAACGGTATCGTGTGCAATGGCGTCAGCCATGTTGTCGACTTGAGTGCCATACGCGAGATTGGAGGGCGCATTGTTTGATGGTCTTCCGTCAAGATGACGAATAAGTAAGCCTTCTGGTCGTTCTCCGTGGAATGCAGTTGCTGCCAGATAATGAACTGTGCGGTCGCATTTGACGCCGTTGACGCTTAGTTTCACGCCCAGATGTCCAAAATCATTGATTACGCGAGGTTTGAGGATTTGCCCCTTCTTCACCCATTCGCCCCCATTGGGGGCTGTTCGTATAACATCTAAAGAGCGAATGCGACCTAAACTGGATGCTTCGTAATAACCTTCAAACTCAGGAATGGATTTCCAAATTTCTTCCACCGTCAAACTCCAAAATCAACAATATCAGCGTTATCACCAATCGCTTCGTCATAGGTTCTGCGTTTGCCGTCAGAGCACATCAGCTTGGCCTTTTTGTGGACTTCTACTGTGCTTCCGTTTTCAAGTGACAGTGTCACCCAACCTGCTTGCGCTCGTTCTACAAAATCGCTGCCGATCGCTTTCATCTTATCCATGTTCTTTTTACCGATAGCGGAACGCAGAGCGTCAGCCTCAGCCATAGAGAATCCAGCGAGTACGCGAGAGCTTTTCATTATCTGCTCTTGATAGAGTAAAACGCCGTTGGTTTCTTTAGTTGCTTCCTCAAGACGCGGATGAATTGAATGTGGAGCCATGAAGCCTTTGGCTACGGAGACATAGTCGTCCAACATGCCTGACTGAATCGGGCCAGGTCGAAATAGCGCGGTAGTAGCGACAACGGTTTTAAAGCTCATTGGCTCAATGCCACCGCCCAGATCTTTAAGTAACTTACGCATGGGGCCGGACTCCAGCTGGAATACGCCCTGCGTGTACCCTGCAGCGAACCCATCCAGAACCTTGCGATCGTCCAGTGGGATAGCATCGAGATTGATGTCTTCCCCGGTACTCTCTTTGATGTAGCGTTTTGCGCTATCCAGCAGATCGAGCGTTGCCAGACCGAGAACGTCCAGCTTAATCAGCCCCATCGCCTCGCAGTAACGTTTATCGAACGCAATACAGCGAGCATTGCCACGCAGCTCGACGGGTGTGCGCTCTACCAGTGGAACGCCAGCAACGATCATCCCCGCAGCGTGACGACCAAAACCACGCATCAGGCTTTGCAGCTTACACGCCGCTTTGAACGCTTCCGGGTTTTTCGTGGCGTATTTGTCCAGGCTGGCCAGTTGCTCGCGCAGCTCTTCCAGCGACAGGCTATCGTCCTCCAGATTCTTGAACTCTTTGGATACCGCCATATCCGCAGCGTCGACACCGTAAATACGCGCAGTGTCACGCAGCGCCGAAGCAGCGCCCAGATAGGTGAAGTTCGGAATACCGGCAACGTAATCTTCGCCATAGCGTTCATTCAGATACTCGATCACCTCATGACGACGTGCCTGGCTGAAGTCCAGATCCGCATCCGGTAAGTCGAGACGTTCAGGGTTGATGAAACGCTCAAACAGAAGACCGTGACGGATAGGATCGACGTTGGTTATGCCGATGCACCACGCCACCAGAGAACCGGCAGAGGAACCACGACCTGGCCCGACAGGAATGCCAGTTTCACGGCTGTGATTCATCAGGTCGCGCACCATCAGGAAGTAACCACAGAAGCCCAGGCGGGTCAGAGTGTCCATTTCGTACTTCAGGCGATCAACATACACACGGTGCTCAGAAGCCGGTGGTGTGTAGCCAAACTCTTTGGTAGTAAGACGCTTGCGCAGCCCCGCGACAGCCAGCTTCATCAGCGTTGCAGGCTCGTCGTCTGCCATCTTGGGCAGTGCTGGTGGCAATTCATGCCAGCGCCATGTGCAGGCTTCAATAATGGTGTCCTGCGTTGTTGAGGCCATTGCAGCTGTTACCGGCACATCCATTCGAACGGAGAAGGCTTTCAGCGCTTCAAGGAGATGGCGGCGACCATTAACGGCGTTATCTCGCTGGTGGGGAATACGCAGACGATGCGGCTGGTCGATTTTGATGTTGTTCGTAACCATGTGCGCAATGTCTTTAATGTCAGCGTCGTCGACCGCTTCGTAATAAGCGGGATAGAACGCCACTGGCTCTATTTTCAGTGCGCTCGCCACTTTCATCGCCCGGACGTTAATCTGGTCGTAGAATGGGGTAGGGTGCGGATAAACCACGCTGTAGAAGTTATCGCGTCCTCCAGCTGTCACCAGCGTCCCGATAATCTTTGCGAAGTCCCGGCGCTGGAATACACTGCCAATGTCGGACGTCAGCAGGATGATGTTGCCTTTGGCATATGCGGCCGCCAGCTGGTCAAGTGCCAGACGCGGGACAAAGTAGAATTGCTCGCGCTTGTTCGCTAAGGTCATCAGTTCGCACACGTCGCGATAACCTTGCTCATTCTTTATCAGTGCCGTGAAGCAGTAGCTGCGATCACGCACCAATGATTCCATACATCCCCCTGACTCTTTCGCCAGGCGGGCGCGGTGCTCGTATGTCGGATCGTCGACCACATTCAGCTTAACACCACAAATAACCGCCATGTCGTCGCCAGCGGCACGCTGCAGGGGGATCACACTGGCAATGTTCATGCTGTCAGCGGAAATGACAGCGGTGTAGCCAGCTTCTCTCGCGATTTTCACCGCGTTTTCTGCTTTTAGAGCCGACTCTCCCAGGGAGAAGTCAGTTCTGACCATCAGAGCCTTCATGTGTTTTTACCTTTCTGGTTTTCTTGATTTTGTCATTGGGGAAGCCAACGAACTTCCCATACATCGAAATCGCAACCTCTTTGGCTGACTGGTGGCACTCGGGCCTATCCGGACACGCCAGACAAGCCCGGCCAGTTTCAGACGCTGCGATAAGAGAGCCGAAACATCCTTTACGCACGATTAACCGAAGATCTTCTGAACCACTTCACGCGCTGCCTGTGCAGACGTGGATGGAAGTTTATTGATAAACGACTTTTCGATGCCGGCAGAGAAATCACCGCGCATCATTCCGATTTTTGCGGACAGCAGCAGCTCGCGAGGGCCGATTGGCTGGCTGATCAGATGCTGTTCATAACCTTCACGGACAAGGTTCGCGAATTTCACCATCTTCTCGGCGTATTCGCGGATGACGCCAGCCTCAGCCAGCATGTTGACTTCAGCCTTAGTGCTCATGTACTTCACGTTCGAAACAATGCCGAAGCGCGAGAAGTTCGCCGCGTTCTGGATGTTCGTACCTTGATAGAGACCCGTTTCGTCGCCAGAGCCGTTAGTGTTGCCAGTGCCAATGAAGGCAAAGCGTTTATGCGGAGTGATACGGCGCCAGTCCGGAGTTGCCTCTTTGATGACCAGCGGCTCTCCTTCAAGAACTGGCTGGTACACACCCAGAATCTGCGGGAACGCGAAGTCATATTCATCAGCGAGGTACACCCAGCCATTTTTCATCGCCAGCGCTAGCAAACCAGGCTCGAAGTAGGTGGAACCATCGCGAGCGAGGATCTGGCCTGTAACGTGTGTCTCTTCCATAGACGCCGTATGCTGGGCGCGGATCAGTGGTCGATTCAGCAGGGCGCATAGCTGCGTAGGAAGAGAAGATTTACCGGTTCCTGCATGGCCCCAGAGATAGCCTGGGATTCCGATTTCTAGCATCATGAAGATGTCTTTAATCAGGTCGAAGTCGCCATACACATAGTTCTTCTTCGCTTCCGGTACGAACTCCGGATATGGCGTGTTGACGTTGACTGTCACCTGTAGTGGCTTTCCGCGTGGCGTTCCCAGCTCTTTGATCGTTACGCCAAGCAGCTCGTGCGCGGCCACCAGTTCGGTCTTGTATTCGACCGTTCCTGCGTAGCCCGGATGTGCGCTAATCTCCGCTACTTTTCCTTCGCCTGAATGTTTTTCGGCACGCTTCTCATTGAGTTTGGCCAGTGCCGTGCGAGAGATCGTTGGTTCATCTGGAAACGCAGAGGTGTACATCTTCACCACTTCGTCCACGTCCAGACCCTTCGCAGACTCAGGAATATTCTCGCAACGGCCCATAGAGATATGGGATTTCAGGTAATGAAAGGATTTGCCACACCACTTGCAGACGATGGCTTCCGGCAAATGTTCTTCTTGCTGTAGTGCAGTAGCGGTCATGTGTTTTTCCTTACTGTTTGTCGTTCGTGGGGTATATCTTATATAAATATATTAGGCTGTATAGTAAGTGATTACTTATTTTTACGGGTAAAGAAATTACCCAAGAATGATACGAGATAGCTCTGTGACGACTGACGGCCCTAACTCTTCTACGCTGTTTACCAGTGCGTAATTTTTGTAGTAACGCCGTGGTGCGTCGGTCAGAACGCCGATAGCCATCAAATCGATGTCACTCAACGTCTCAATTTCTTTGGTGACGGTTCGCAAATGCTGATGGAACCCATCGCCTGCAGCACATGGCGCCCCGTCGCTCATAACCAGCATGATCTTCTTGTCCTCCATTCGCCCTGCAAACAGAGTCGCCAGCTGCGCGACGCTCTCACCATCGACGTTATTGAGCAGGGGGAACGTCTCACACACGCAGCCCATGCGGGCGCGGATCTCTGGAGAGTTAGCTTTCTCATTCCAGTTTTTGATAATGGGCAGCATTAGCGCCTCGAAACGAGTAAACCCGCGCTTCGACATGGTTTCATAATCTGGGCTACCAAACGTGGTAAAGCCGGTGATGATGTTAGGCACATTGATACGATCTAGGGCATCCGCAATGGTGTAGGCGCTGGCGAGTGCCAGTTGAATCTTCCTGCCACCCATTGAGCCGGACAAGTCGATCACCTGCTGGACGCACGCGTTCACCGCTCTGTGGTCTTCTTTCTTGCGGAACACTCGGTCGTCGTTCATTGCCAGACGATACAGGTTCGCGCCATGTATCCGCCCACGTCTCTGGCCTGGGATAAACTGAACTCGGTTGCGGCTGGCGATAGCTCGCTCCAGGTCTTTGGCCAGAGTCGAAGAAACGCCTGCTGACAGATGTTTTTCGATTTTCAGTTCAAAGAGTTTTCTGCCTTCCGGAACCATGCGGTAGCGATCGACAGGTGAGTGCATTGGGATTGCGCCAAATGTCTTTCTTGTGCGCTTAACATGCTCTTCAGCCTCATCAATCAGCCCGATAAAGTCGTATGAACGATCGTATGGACGATACTCAGAAAGCGAGGTGCTCATAAGCTCCTTACTGATGGTGGCCGACAGTGCGTCTTCGGTCATTTCACCGGTTCCGTCTTCCATCTCGTCGAGCGCCTTGAGTGCGTCCTCCAACGTCATTTCATCCGGCGCAGGAACAAAACCTGACTCACTGTCTTCTGGCACTTCAGCGCCATCCTCATTTTCTTTGCCTTCGCCTTCTACGTGATCGTCGGTGTCATCCTCTTCTTCGCCTTCTTCGGACTCCCCACGACCAGCATCGGAGTCTTCGCCCTCATCGCCATCACCATCCCCATCACCAGCGGCGCCAGAGCCATAACCATCAGAGTCATCGGCATCTTCGCGAATGCCATCGCCAGGCGTTGGAGCGCCAGTATCATCACTGCCACCTTCGTCATCAGAATCACCTGATTCCATGCCGGCATCATCGGATTCTGGGGTGTCTCCTGATTCCTCTTCGCCTGCTTCTGTATATTTACTTTCTGTATCACTAATTTCTTTATCTTCTGTAGGTAAGTCCTTATCTACTGATTCAGGCAAATCAGAATCCCCAGACTCTTCCTCTTCTGAGGCATCATCTTCTTGCTCTTCCTTGTCGTCGTCTTCGCCTTTGGTATGCTTTGGCGCAGACTCACCATGAGTCGGTTCGTCACCGGCTTCTGGGGTTTCCTCTGACTCGTCCTCACTCTTCGACGGCTTACTGGCAGACGATTTAAGCTCTGGTAATTTGCCCTCTGGTTTGTCTTTCATATCCTGCATGATTTGGGCGATAGCAGCTGCGACCTTCACGCAGTCTTCTGTGTTCGACATATTGCGAACGGCCACGTCGATGCCATGCTCTTTGAGCAAGGCTACAGGCTTATCGATGAGGTGCCAGTGTTCTTCCATAAAGTCGATGAAAGGGCTTTGGCCATCCCAGGCACGGACGACTGGGCAAAGGAAGAATTTCAGGAACAATTCACGCTGGTTGCCGTGGCAGATTGAAACCGCCTCTGACACTTTGCCCTTGAAGTATTTGTCGATCACCAGGTTCTGTGTGGCCAGCAAATTGCGACGGGTTCCGTTGAATACCTGTCCCATTCTGCGTTCAATAAAAACGTCTTCCAGCGCGTTCCAAAGCCCGGTAGACGGAGCCTTTCCTCTCTCGCGCATCTTCATTGCGACTTTCGGATCAGTAAAGAGGATATGGGCTACCTCATGGTCGAGAAAACCACGTACTGCGTTCATGAGGGTTGGTGACGCGTCGTCCGGTATAGATGGGATGTTTACCAGCACTGGTTCGCCGCGCCGGTTGTAGCGGACATATGCTTCATTACCTCGCTCTGCAACAGGTATCTGTTTGCCTGATAGCATCGCTACAACTCGTTTTACGCAGTCGCGAAAGTCCTGTACCTCTTTCAGCACAGATCTGGTCATGGCTTTGGACATGAGAATTTCCTTGTTATTAAAACAATTTGTTTTCTGATGTGCGTAATTTATCACTGTACGAACAGGCAACTAAGCTGTTCGTACAGGCATCTATAGGCAGGAATGTGTTTTAAATGGTTCTCACGGCAAGGGAGCCGCAACCGGTATTGATGAGAGTGAAATGTTTATTTTTTAGCTCAAAAGTGAAAACCGTCGTATCAACCATCTCCACGGGAAGCTCTTCAGATTCTAGTTCTGTCAGGATCGTCGCGGCGCCATCCAGTCCAATCGCATATGCGTGTCCAACCTCAAGGGCGGTCAATTTAGAAGTTATATTTTTCATTTCATATCATCCAACTGAACACATTTGAAAGTTCGGCAATACTACTACCTATTGTATCAATATGGAATGCACCTATATCAGATGCGTCTTACTTTTTTCTGTAAGCGAATGGTGACAAATTGCTTAAAAACCATAGTATAATGGCGGTATGCCGGGGTTTTGTGCCTATCGAAATTAAATAGATAAGTCTTTACAACCCTGGCCTTTGCTGTAATATCAGTAAGCACTTACCAGAGATAAACAAAACACGCAAGGTTCACTACATGGCTACCAACGAAACAGAGATCAAACAAGGTCGCTACGCAGCTTACATTGACTCGTTAATCACAATCTCGCCTAAAAGTCAGGCTACCATTGCCAAAGAGGTTGGGTACAAGAACGCCAACAACCTCTCCCTCATCAAAAGCGGCAAAATCCCACTTCCAGTCGATAAGGTTCGAGCTTTAGCCGAAGCACTGGAGGCAGATCCGGTTCGACTGATGCTGATGGTTCTGGAAGAACGTCATCCTGAGCTGCTTGAGTTTTTTCGCGAAGAGGGCACTGCACCTCTCTCCGCTGATGAAAAACTCGTTCTAGAAGCGTTCCGTAACCGTTTTGACGGTCAACAGGGTGCGTCAGAAAAGGTGGTAGAGGCCATCAAGTCACTGTGAGAAATTTACACGAATAAGCTCCGTGGCTAGACGATCTCCCTTGAATTTGTGGTCTATCTCGTCTAAGTCTGTTTGATTAACGATAGATGCGATGTACGTTGAGAAGTTATTCAAGGCGTCTCGCATCTCATCCATATAATCGTGGCGATCATAGACGCGATCTATCCCTTCAAGACTGTGGTTCATAATCTTACGGGCCACCTCCTGATTAATCCCCAGAGCAGGGAAATAACTACGCGCTGTACGTCTCAGATCGCGTGGGGTGAATGACTCAACCTCCATCAACTCAGGTCGTTCCAGTATCCTTCTCAGTGCCTGGGCAATGGCCACCTTAGACATTGGCGTATCTACGCCCTTCTTCTTATTCGAAGGAACGAGCCACTGGCTGCCTTTCCCGTACTCGAACAACTCTTCCACGCATTGACGCATCAATGGGCTTAACGGCAGCGCGTGCTGTCTGGCCGATTTGTTTCGCGTACCTTGATTCCATACATTACGTTGAAGGTTGAACTCATCCTTTCTGGCCCGGAGCACTTCATCGGGTCGTCTGGCAGCAACAAGACAGAGCCTGGCCGCCCACTTTGTGCCTTCACACACATTGAAGTAATCCCAGACGTTCCAGAATACCCAGACCTCGGCGTCGGTCAGCTTACGTTCGCGCGGTACTGGCTTTGCGCCACCGGCAACTCTGTTGAGCGACATATCATTCAACGGTGATGTATCAATCAGCCCCTGAAAGGCGCACCAGCTCAGGAACTGTTTCATCAGGGAGAACACGCGTCTGCCCTGGACGATCTTGCCTTCCAGTATCAGTGGGTTCACCAGCTGGTTGACCAAGACCCTACTTATATCACTTACCTTTACATCAGAGATATGCGGCATTACATGTATCAAAACACAATGAACGGCTATTTCAGGTCGACGTCTCGTTATCAGTAAAGATAAGCGAGTGAATAACATGAATGCGGAAGAAAACGACATGTCTCCGTCGAATTTGGCGGTCGACACTGCTGACAAACCAGAAGCGCGTTCGAGGTACTCGATGGCTTCCCGAGAGGTGTTTTCTGCTGCGCGTGCTTTATCAAAGGTGTTTTTCATCGTCCACTCACTGAGTGAAGCCATTTAACTGTATGTATAAACAGTATATTAGGCATAAGTTTTTGTATGATCAACCATAAAATAGCCTGTTTTGTACAATGATTCCATACTTAATAGGTATGGAATCATTGAGAGTCGATTTTTTTAAATCTGAGAAACAAGCAAGATGATTTTAGCGGTTGTGAAAATCTTCAGCACAGGCTGAAAAGTGGGAGATTAACTGTGTGTTGGCGGCGCTCATGAGATCGTGTGCTGGGGTAACAACTGCAAGAATGGAGTATCTGTCCGGATTCCACAAATGCTGTGCATAAACTAAATAAGTATTACTCTTCTTCTGCCGATCTGGAGTGCGAGGTGGCCAGGGCTGTTCGTCGGGTAGCTTGATGTGGATGCGAGCGAGTTGAGCGTCTACGGCATAAGGTGGAAAAGTGAAGACGGCGTCACTGCCGAAGGTATCCGTTGTGGCGTTGTGCTCCTTGCAGTAAATAAATTCCTCTATGAGCTGCTGTTCCAATCCAGGGAACTTTTTGAAAGTGGGGTCTAAAAATGCGGCGCGTGTATCGGGGTTGATCTCGACAATCAGAGCCATTTGGTCGAAGCCTCTGTGCCACTGGCTGCCAGAACAGCAAGAGCCGCATGGCTAATTTCTGATTCGCGAAGAGGGCTAACTGTCAGGATCTGATTAACCAGATTATCGAGATTTTTGGCCCCGTGACGCATCTCAGCGACAGCCCTGCATAGCTTGTATTCAGTGGAGTTTTTGTCGTAAGACCGGATGATCGACATCTCTGGTAATGCCTGGAATAAGAACTCGGCAATTGCCAGGGAGCCAATTACATCAGCACGTAAGCCTTCTGCGGCAAACTTTGCCTGCTCAAAATCATGTTCTGCCAACGCATCCAGTCTGGCGTAAATTTCACGGCCATCAGCGGTAACTTCCTGGATTTTACCCACACTTTCGCGCAGTTCTGCGAGGGATGGTGCGCTCGCCCCTGAAGTAATAGCGCTGCGTTCATGGGTGTGATCTTTGGCATAAGAACCGTGTGACAGGCTGCTTAGTGCCAGTGCCACAACCATTGCGATTTTGGTGATTGAGTCTTTCATGATTTATCTGCCTGCTTTTTGCTGGCTCGTAACTAAGTGTACGCGTTCCCTGAAACTGCGACAAACAGAAACGGCCCCAAAAGGAGCCGTATTGTATTACAGGGTGCTCGCAAAAGCAGCAAATTCCGTATAACCCCCGATAGGTTCGCCATTTACGAACACCTGCGGTATGGTCTCCACCGGCTTGCCAACCAGGTCGCTCAACTTCTCTTTGTCGATCCCGGCAGACACAATATCGATGTATTCATAATCGCCAAAGCCGTGGCCGTGCAGCTGCTTCGCCAGCTCGACCGCACGTTTGCAGTATGAGCAATTATCCCGTCCGTAGATAACGACCTTCATCACTTCACCTCGTGCAGCTGCTGCTTGAGAAGATAGCCTTCCAGGGGCCAGATTTTGGCAATCGCGTTCTGGCGTGCAATTTTACGTCCGATCTCCGGATCAAAGTTCTCCGGGCTGGCGCACGCAGACTCGCCGGTTACGGTGTAGCCGTTCTCCAGCACAAGAACGCAGAATGTCAGCAGTTCGAGTGATTGCGGGGCCGGTTCAGGCTCTTCCTGCTTCAGCCACAACGGTGAGCTGCGATATCCGTCCGCGCCGGTAAAGTAAAATTCGCCTGAGATAACAGCTTCAATGCGTTCCGGGGTAACACGCGCGGCCGTTTTGCCTTTGGCCACAATCTCTTTTTCGATATCCATATCGGTCATTTTGGTTTCCTTACGTTAAAAACGAGCGATTCGGGCACGAAGAATTAGCTCATAGGCTTTCATCGCGTCCAGCTGCTTAATGAGCATGTTGCGGTCGACTTGAGGGAGACGACTAAAAATCTCGGTGGCTGTGAAGCACTCCAGCTTGAAAATACGGCGCGACAGATCTTCCTGTTCCTCTATCACACGCTGCTGGTGAGGCAGATATTCTTTGGTCACGCTTATCTCCTTATTGGTAGGCTTCAAGCGCAATTTTGCATAACTCAGACCGTACACAGTCCTCGCTCTCGAACTCGATCCGTCCAACATATTCAGACGGCTTAAAGCGCTCCATAGCGTCTTCCAGCCCGGATTTGACGCTGCCAGGAAGATCGCATTGGGTGATGTCCCCGTTAACGATAACCGTGACGTTTTCTCCCATACGGGTCAGGAACATTTTCATTTGTGACGCTGTCACGTTTTGAGCTTCATCCAGAATTACCACAGCGTTTTCGAAAGTGCGCCCACGCATGTAAGCGAAGGGGGCAATCTCCACTTTGGCCACCTCTGGCTTTAAGCAGTATTCGAGAAACGAGCCACCCAGACGCTTCTGTAGCACGTCATAGACGGGCCGGAAGAACGGAGCGAACTTCTCGCTCATGTCGCCCGGAAGGAAGCCCAGATCTTCGTCTGCTTGCAATACCGGACGAGTCACGATGATCTTGTCCACTTCCTTATTAAGTAGACGCTGCGCTGCAACGGCCGCGGCCAGGTACGTTTTACCGCAGCCAGCTTCGCCAGTGGCGAACGTTAGCGTTTTGGTATCGAGGGAGATGAGATAGTGGGCCTGGGCCTCGTTTCGCGCTTCGAGAGGAGAGTTGTCGCGCTTCGGTTTCGGAGGCAGAGCAGGGGCGGCAGCCAGCTCGTCAACGATGATTGTGTCAATTTCGTAGCCGTGGATGCGTGGCTTTGACTTCAGTGCCTGACGAGCTGCGCGACGCGCCTGTTTACGTTTGTTTCCCATATTGGGGTCGTCTCAGAAAACGGAAAATAAAGCACGCTAAGCCGGTTGCAGCGGCCGTAGCGGCCTGAACTTGCCCG